GGATACTCGCGACGGATCTTTTCGATCAGCGCCGCCTTGTCCACCTCGACGAACACGTTGCGCCACGTCCGGTGGTACTGGCTCCTGGAGAAATCTTCGGCGCTGGTTGCTCTCTGTCCGCCAGGAGGGTCGGAGAAGTTGATCTCGTAGGTCGGCTGATACGTCCGGCTTCCGAAATAGGGCTGCTCCCAGTCGAAGTACCCTGAGCCTCCGTTGTTGAAGTCTCGATAGCGCAGCGTGCTGGAGCTGTTCACCTCGACGATCAGGTGGACGCGCTCGTCGACGAAGCTGTTGCCGCCTTCGACGGTGTCGGACACGCTCGGAAACTCGCCGTCGTCCGGGTAGTCGTCGCGCTGGTCGCCGATCTTTTTCTTGTTGCCCTGATAGGTGGACTCCCAGTTCGGCGGGAACTCCCACACGCCTTTCGGGTCTAGCACGATCTTGCTGGACACTCTCGCGTACTCGATCCAGTCGGGTGTCGACGCGGTGTCAAGCTCCATGTCGAGCGTCGCGAACCCGGTCTCGTTGTATGCGAACAGCGTGCCGAGCGAGAACGAGAGGCCAGCTCCGGCGTTGAAGTTCCGCCGGTCCAGCACTTCGGGCTTGTAGTAGACGAGCTGGTAGATCGCCTCGTAGCTCGCCGAAGCAGCGCCGTAGACCGGCATCCCGTCGTCCGTCACGACAGATCCAGTCGTCTCGTCGTAGACGAGACCGACGGTGACGCGCTCGAAGAAGCGCCTTCCGTTCAGTGTCGTCTCGCGCATGAACAGCGATCTTTCGGTGTCGATGATCACGTTCGTCGCGTTCGGGTACTTCAGTTGCGCGCTCGCGCTGCCAGAAAAGGTGACGCCCTCGCCGTAGACGATCTGCGGTAGGTACTCGCCAGCACTGGCTGTGCCGACCGACGATATGTATTCCATCGGGAAGTTCAGGTAGAGTTCAGGAACGACGAAGAAGCATCGCGCGACCAGTTCGCCGCGAAAGTTGAATCGCTTCGTCATCTGCTCAAGAACGATGCGACCTCCGTCCGACCGCTCCTCACCGAATCTGACGGACAGCGACGCGAGAGCGGTATTGATCACGTCACGATTCCACCAAGAACATCAGCGAGCGCGCCTGAGAGCCGAACGCTGTCGCTCCAGCCGGCACCACGCGCTTCTCCAAGATCGGCAGCGATGGCGGCACGGTGGTGATGACCAGCGTGTTGCCGGTGGCCCACGTCCCGCCCCAACAGGTCGGCGGGACCGAGAAGTAGCTCGCGCCCTTGCTCACGTTCGTCGGCGCGTAGGTCGCGTCCGTGGTGCCGCCAGCCAGAGTGATGCCGGCGTCGGAGGCCACGGTGAACGCCGTCGCGCTGGTGAATGTGAAGGTCAAAACCTGGTAGATCGAGCCGATGTTGCCGACGGTCATGTTTGCTTCGGCGAAGGTTCCGGCCACGCTGGTGACGGTCTTCCCGGTCGTGGTGCCGGCAAGCCCGGTGGTAACGATCAGCGACGAGACGTATGTGTTCGTGCTGCTGTAGTCGTTCGCCAGAGTGCCCGAGATGGTGATCGTCACCACGTCGCCGGCCACAGACGGCGTGCCGGAGATGGTGTGGATCTCGGCCGTGCCGCCAGCGCCGAGAGAGGTCTCGTTGCTGATGCGGATGGTGTCTCCGTTTCTGAAGATGATGACGGCCCCGTCTTCGACCAGAACATCGAACTGGTTCGATCCGGCCACCTCGCTCGCGTTGAGCTTGCCGCACCCGTACAGGTTCGGACTGCCGAACGCCGACTGGATGTTGGTCTGCGTGCCGAGCGCGAGATACAGCTCGTCGTCTCCTGGTGTCGGACGCCATAGGCCGACCCGCAGAACCGAAGCGGTCTCGTTGGCCGCGTTGTCAACCCGGACGAAACCCTTGCGCCACTGGGTAACGCCGGCCGACAGGGCCGATTCCGGCACGTTGGGCCAGAACGAGTTGCTGGAGCCGGACACCACCTCGTTCGCCGAGATGCGCCCGCCGTTGCTGCCGGTGTCGTTCACCACCGCCGATGCGTAATAGACCAGTTCGCTGCCGACAATCGCCATATCATGCCACCTGAATGAGAAAAATGGAGCCGGTGTAGTGGGTCCGGCGCGGGTCGACGGGAGAGAGCCGGAGCGGTCCCGCGTCGCGCCTGAAGCGCACCGTCGCCGTGAAGGAATCGTAGACCAGAGCCAGGTCTTGCCTGGTCTCGGCCAGAGCGACCAGAGCGTCCACCGTCGCCGACGAGAGCCAGCACCAAGGCAGCTCGGCCTCCAGCGTGATCGGTCGTCCGCCGCGCTCGTTCTCCATGACGACCGGGTTGCCGGCCAGCGCGTAGCGGATGGACTGTCCGACGGGCTGCCAGTCGAGCCGGTCCACCCACTCGATCTGAGACTCGTCGCGCGACGTGAACTGCACGGAACCGAGACTTCTCATAGCGCTCTCCCGACGCCGGTCAGCAGGTTCGCCAGCGCTTCGGCCTGATCGCGACTGCCGGACAGACGGATCGGCGCCCTGCCGGCCACGTTGATCACGATTGGCTGAGACTCGACCATGCCGCCGCTCGCGAAGCGCGGCACGCCAATCGATCCCGCGTCGAAGCGCGACATGCCCGCCGCCGCGATGCCAGACCGGTTGAGCGACGACAGAAATCCGAGGCCGAGCGAGCGCACCGCCTCCTTGCGCATCACGAACTCTCCGGGTTCGAGCAGCGCCCTGACCCGGTCGCCGCCGCCGTATCCGGGTATCGGCCCGCCCAACCGGAATCCGCTTGACGGGTCGCCGAGCGACGCGCTGGTGGTCGATCCGTCTTTATAGACCCGGTTGACGTACTGGATCGCGTCCGGCAGCTTTGTGATCGGCTCCTCGTAGTCGCGGAACACGCTCTGCTTGGCCGGATCGACTTTCGTCGGAACAGTGGCAGGAGAGATCGCGTCGAACTGCTTCTGCACGTCGCTGACGACGCTCTTCACCTCGTCTGCTGGAACGCTCTGGATTCCTGCCTTGATTTCCTTTCGATCCAAAACTGACCTGATGTCTTCGACCGCTTTCTTCTGTCTCTCGATGATGCCGACTTGCGCCTCGTAAATCTGCTTGAGCTTGTTGGCGTCTCCGGCCTCTTTCGCTTTCGCGGAAGCGTAGTCGAGCTGAGCCTTGGCTTGGTCCTTCAGCGCGTCGAGCGTTCCCTGGTCGGCTTTGCCTCCACGGTCGGCCTCTTTGTTGTACCGCTCGACCGCTTCGATGGCGGCGTTCCACGCATTTCTCAGCGACTCGCTCTTGGCGGATTGTTCGAAGAACTTGCCGGCCTCTTCCGTGATGAGTCCCTGCTGAACCCATCGCTTGTACTGCTCGTTGTTGACTCCGACGAGAGAATCCCGATACGACTGGGTAAGCCTGATCAGATCAGTCTCGGCGGTCGCCTGCTGCTTCGTGATCTTGAGCGTGCCGGTCTTGGCTCTCGTCTCGGATTCGAGATTGTTGATGTACTCTTTGTGGAACAGCGCTCTCGTCTGCTCTCTTTTCGTCGCCTCGTCAATCAGGATATTCTGTCTTTCGAGTTCCTTGTTGGATTCGAGGTTGCTAAATGCATCGGAAAGACCTTTCCCTATACCCTGAAACGATGAAGTGAGATTTTCTTTGGTGTTCGCAGCCAACCGACCGAGAACTCCCTGCAATCTGTTTAACTCTTCTTGCTCTTTCTTGTATCCGCTGATGGCCGCTTGCTTTCTTTCTTCCGAAGCTCTTACGGACTCTTTGTATTTCGCGTCAAGACCGTCGATCTCGTTAAAAAGATTGTTTAGCTCTTCTGCTGTTCCGAAAAGTTGCGTCCATCTCACGTTGACTTTTGAGCGAGTGAGCGAGTTTTGCAGCTCTTGAGTTTTGAGCGACACGAACTCAACGATCTCGACATACGCGAGCTTTATTCTCTCTCCGACGGTGATGAACCACTGAGCCACCGTTTCTGACAGAGGGCCGAAACTGTTTATGGAATCTACGGCGGCTCCGACAAGAGTTCCAAACACTTGCGCAGAGGCTTGTGCGGCAGCGAAAAATCCGACCGTTATCTTTGAGAAATCGATGTTCGCTATCGCGTCTTCTATCGGGCGCAGACCTTCTCTGGCCTCGCCTTCGAGCAGGCTGAAAACTGATCTGAAGTTTCTGACAAGTCCTGTCGGGCTGAACTCGACATTTCCGAACGATTCTCCGATATTGATATTTCTCGATTTCAGGTCTTCTTCTATCGCACCGATCTCGTCTCTTATCGTCTTGAACGTCGCCTTTACGTCGACGACGACGCCGTTCAGGTTGCTTCTGAGATATAAGAGAAACGATCCGGTACGGTCTATCGAATCTCCGAACTGATCCCAAACGCCGGTATCTCCGATCTCCTTTGACAAAAGAAGGAACTGGTTTCGGACGAGCGCGAGCTTCTGATCGACGGTGAACTCTTTCTGATCGATGATCGGGTACGCGCGGTTCCACTCCTTCGTGACCAGAACGATGGTCCGGCGCAGCTCGTCGCCAGAGATGACGCCCTGCTCCATGAACTTGAACAGTTGCAGCGGAGTGATGTCGAGCGCGCGCGCGAAGTCCTGCACGGCGGTCGGAAGCGCCTCTCCCAACTGCTGTCTCAGCTCTTCGGCGAAGAGCTGGTCTTTCGACAAGATCTGCGTGAGCGCCCTGAACCCGCGCTGGAAACGGACGGCGTCGGCACCGGTCACGCTCAGGGCGTTGCCGAGCGCCTCGAACGCGGCCTGTGTCTTCTGTCCTTCGAAGTCGGTGTCGCGTGTCGCTGCGTTCAGCTCCAGGAAGGCGAGAGACACCTCTCTGATCGGGATGCCGAGTTTGTTCGCAGATCCGGCCAGACGCTCGAAATAGGCGTCCTGGTTGCCGTCGCTGATCGCTTTCAGGCCGCGAACCAGCTTGTCGATCTCTCGGTTTGCCTCGATGAACTGATCGACGATGTTGAGACCGGCGGCCGCTCCGGCGAGTTGAGCGAAGGCGCTCTTGAGACCGTTGACGCTCGCGGTCGAGTTTCCGGTGCTGACGAGCAACCGGATGATCATGCTAAGCGAGCCAGCGGCCATCGCGATTACCTCGTCGCTTTCGCGTATGCTTTACGGAAGGAATCCATCTCTTCAAAGGATGACAGGAAGATGGCCCAAGGATACGTCCAGGCCGACGAATGCCCGGCCCTGACGAGTTCTGAAACGCTCAGTTCGAGGCTTTTTGCGGTGAGTTTTGCTCGATTCGCTTCTGTACCTCTTTGAGTCTTTGGAGGTACTCGCAGAAAAAAACCGAGTTCAACTCTTTCACGACGGCCGCGATCTTTTTGAGCGCGGAAGGTGTCAGCTCCTCGACATCGGCAGGCTTCATGTCGGTGAAGCGGTAGATGTCGTTCACGCCGATCTCGTCGAACGACATCAGTCCGGTCAGCGCGTCGAACTCTCGATTCTCGATGTCTTGTGGCTCGCTGAGCCACGCTCTCACCTCGGCGACCGTCAACTCCCTGACCGTGATTTTCTTGTCGCCGAACTCCAGCTCTCGTGTAATGGACAGCATTTTAGGAAATGACCTCAAGATAGAACGGATATGTCTCTCCGTCGGGAACCTTCAGGGTGCCGGACAGGGTGAACTCCAGGAACTCGCCGTCGGCAGAGATCAGGCTGAAGTCGCCTTCTGGAGACAGCTCGACAGAGTCGGCCGTCAGGCGGATCAGTTCGCCGCTGTCCAGGTTTTCGCCGACGAACAGCATCTTGCAGTTCAGCGATGACTGGGCGCGCGCGCTGATTGTGTAGCCAGAGTACGAGGCGTAGGTGTAATCGACGTTCAGCGGGCGTCCGACCTCGACCGAAGTCGCTCCGCTGCGGATCTCGATCAGGCCATTGTCGGCGTCAACGCCGTAGTCGACGGTTGACGACTTCACGATCAGGCCCATGTTGGTCCACGTCACGGTGCCGTCGGTGGTGGTGCCGCCGATGGTTGTGCCCCAGGTCGGCTGAGTGCCGCCGGTGGTGCCAGCCGTGGTGCACTTGTAGTAGTACGTGTTCGCGACCGTCGGCTTGATGTACGCGCCGAGCGCTTTGGCGGTGTTCAACACCCAGGTGCCGGCGTCGTCTGCGTCCTTCGACGAGACGGTGACAGCCGAGACGTGCCTCTTGGTCAGCGGTAGGAAGGTGCCGAGCGCGAGAGGAGTGACCGCCTCATCGGTGATCGTGCTGCCGGTGACGCTCACGCCGGTGTCGGTGCCGAGCAGCATCGCCGTAAGATTCTTCCTGTTCGGAACGTTCAGTGCGATGGATATCGTGTCGTCGCCTGGAGTCGTGGCCGACCCGATCACCGCGCCGTAGTTCGCCGGAGCCGTCGACTTTAGAGTTGTCGTGTCGGAGCCAGAGCTGCCGATGGTGAACGAGGCGATGTTCGCCATGTCCAGGTAGCCGCCATACGAACCACCGCTGAGAGTGGAGAGATAAACCTTTCCTGCACCGCGCAAACCGGCCATGAAACTTACTCCGAAGTGAAAACGAATTGAATCCCGAGCTTGATGCGTCCGGCGAGAGCGCCGCCCGCGTAGGCCTCGGGTTCCGGTATTTCGATGAGATGTATGGGTCCACCGACGCCGATCACGTCTCGCATCAGCACGTTCAGCACGCGCGCTTGCCACGTCCCGAGTTCCGCGAGCAGCGGAGATGTCACGCGCTGGTCGCTTGAGTCGCGCAAGATGATTGCGACCGTCCACTCCTGAAACATGTTCCAGCTCTGGATCACACGACCGCTGCCGATGGTCTGCTTGACAGTCGTTTCGCCGGCCACCAAGCTCACCTGCGGGCTGCCCTGGATGCTGATCGACTTGAGGCTCGCGAACGCTTCGACCGGAGTTTCCAGGCCGAGCGTTTCGAGCGCCAGCAACAGCTTGTCGAGATGCGGGTAGATCGTGTCGCTCACCAGACGAGCCTCGTGAACACGGCGTCTGGAGTCGAGTGCGCGAGATGCGTCGGGCTCTCTATCTCGTCGGCCGGTGGCAGCACGTCGATCAGCCCCCTCGCGACATCTCGAAGCCAATCGATGGCCTGCTCGTACCGTGCGACGACCAGATCGGTCGGCTGGTCCTGGTAGTAGCGATACCGCGCGATGTCGCAGGCGATCCCGACGAGGTTGCGGTTCGCGACGGCCAGAGGAAGCGAGTACCGACCGCGAAGGTAGCCGTCGATCATGTCGTCCGCGAACGAGAGACCGTCTTCGACGACGCCGTCGTCCGACACGCCGTCGCGGTCTCTGTCCGTCACCGACTCGATTTCCCGCTCGCCGAAGTTGGCGAGCAGGTCGTCGTAGGTCGCGTAGCCCATCAGTCAGTCGTGATCGAGATCACGGCGGTCGGGCGAGTGCAGACCATCACGCAGTTGGTCTGGATCTCCAGATACCAGCGGCGGTTGTCGGAACTCGGGATGGCTTGCGGCCAGTATGGGGTGCCCAATGCGCCGGCCCCGACGGTGTCCAGCGTGTCGGCCGGAGCGAACGCCTGAATCCACATCTGCGGCACGCCGACCGGGAAGGCGCGAATGTGCCCGGACGTCAGGTTGACGGTGCCGGTGCCGCGATAGCGCTCGAAGGTCACGCCGCCGAAGTTCACCATCTCGCGCGGGTCGCCGCGCAAGCTGTTGGCGTTCTGCCAGTTCAGCCAGGTGGCCTTGATCGCGGCGTTCTCGATCAGCTTCGCCCAGATGGCGTCCTCGCACAGCGCCCAGATGCCGGAGTGCGGGATGCCGTCCAGAGCAGACTCGATGGGCTTAATGATCTTGGTGAAGATCTCGGCTCGCGTCTTGGTCGCGTCGGTGTTGAACGCGATCTGCTGCGACGCGGGCATGGTTCCGAAGGCGTTGGTCGGAGTGACAAACTGAGCCATGCGGAGCGACTCGTGGGTCAGATCGATGTCGCGGCGCATCCGCGACATCAGCATGTCGCGGCGCTGCTGGATGATCTCGGCACCGCCGTTGGCCCCGTAGGCGCGGGCGTTCAAGACCTCGTCGGCGTAGACGTTGCCGTCGGCGCGATAGTGCGAGGTGTTGAATGTTAAGACGTTGCGGCGCTCAAGGGTTTCGACCTTCGACGGGGTGCCGCGCGGGACGCCGGCCAGGATCGACGCGCCGTTGGTCGGCTGGTCTTCCAAGGCCAGCGTGGTGCTGGTCAGCGGCATCGACTCGAAGTACTCGGACAGACGACCTGGGATGTAGGGAGCCTTGGCGATGCTCGCCATGAGCTGCTCGCGGGTGAAGTAATCGCGATAGATGTCCAACATGACTTAACTCCGCACCACGATGGTGGAATTGGCGGCCAACTGTTTCGCGGCGGCGATCTTCTGCGCTGCGGAGACGTTCGCTTTCCAGGTCAGCTTGTCGAGTTTCACCTCGGCTAAGCGAGCGACGGCGTTCGCCGACACGGCGACTGAAGCGGCGGCGGCGGGCTGGACCAGCACGGCCACCGGTTCCTGGGTGCCGTCGACGGCGGTCGGGTCGTAGGCGTAGTACCGGCCGGTCACGTTCGCCTGGTTGGCGACGACGATATTGAAGTAGTCGCCGAGCGTCATGGTCCCGCCGTTCGCCAGCGTGAAGTTGACGTGATCGGACGCGAATGCGGTGGCGACGTTTCCGGTGCCGACAAGACCGTTCGGACCCTGCACCTCGAACAGCGCGGTGGCCGACGTGGCGGTCAGCTTGACGCGATAGGTGCCGAGCTTGGCGTACTTGCCGAGCGACACGCCTGACACGGTGCCGGTGCCGGTGCCGACCAGAACCGGGGTTCCAGCCGCGCTAACGACCACGGTGTAGGCGTCGCCGAGCGTCATGGTCCCGCCGTTCGAGATCAGGAAGCTCAGGTGCGTCGACTTGTAGGCCGTGCCGACCGCGCCGGCAGGAAGAGCCGTGCCGTCTGGTGCCACCACGCTGAACGCGGCCGTCGCCGACGTTGCGGTCAGTGTGATGACGTAGCTGCCGACCTGGACGTCTGGCCCGAAGGTCAGGGCGGACATCAGGCCGGTGCCGGTGCCGACGATGGTCGGGATCGGCGCTGCGGCCTGCACGAAATTCTTCTTACCGAGCACTGCACCAGAGACGAGATCGGCACCAGAGCCGACGGTAACGTTCTCGTAGCTGATGTTGCCGCTGTCGCTCAGGACGGCCTCGTAACCGCGAATCGGCTCCGCGTAAGTCGCCATATCACTTCACTCCCGCTACTTGCTTGAACAGTTGCGCGCCGAGATCGATCACGTTCGCGTCTCGCGACGCGCCGGACACTGCGGTCTCGACGAACAGTTTCTGGTCGACGACCGGAGCGGACAGCGCTCTGAGGTCGGCGCTGATGGCCGCGAACGACTCGTCGCTCATAGCCAGATATGGCGCTGCGCGCTCGGCGCTCATCTCCTGGTGCATGTCGGCGAACAGCGACTCGACAGCGATCTTGCGAGCGGCTTCGCGCTGCGCCTGAATCTGCGCCTCTGCTTGCTTGGCGCGGTCGGACTCGACGGACAACTGCTGGCGGACAGCCTCCAGTTGAGCGGCGAGATCGGCGACCATAGACTCGGACGCGATCAGCTTCGACTTGAGATCGACGTTCGACGCCTCCAGCGCGATCAACTTCTCGCGATCTTCGGACATGTTTGAAACCTCTGATTGTGAAAAGAAACTATTGGACTCTCTGAGAGCCAAAAGGCGTTCGAACAGCGCATCCGGCGACTCGACCCGGTCGATCAGACCGATTTCGAGCGCATGATCCGACACGAACACGGCGGCTTCAGTCGCGCGTATGGCGTCCCGATCAAGGCCGACACCGCCGCGATAAAGCGCCACCGCATCGACGAACAGGCCGTAGTAGTAGTCGACGCTCGCCTGCATGTCGCGCTTGACCTCTGCGGTAAGCGGCTCATAAGGGTTGCCGTCGACCTTGCGCGCTCCGGCGTGGATGTGCGTGACCTTGACACCTTCGTTCGCGAGCGCTTTCGAGTAGTCGGCGTGGCGCATCACGACGCCGATGGAGCCAGTGATGGACGTGTTCGTGGCCGTGATAGAAGTCGCCGCGCTGGCGAGCAGGTATCCAGCGCTCGCCGCCATGTCCGTCACCATCGCGTGAATCGGCTTGACGGAACGGCCGCGATAGATCTCTTCGGCCAACTGGAAGGCTCCAGACACCTCTCCTCCAGGAGAGTCGAACTCCATCACGATGTCCTTGACGTTCGGATCTTCGAGAGCGGCTCGCAGCTCTGACGAAATTTCCTCGTATCCGCGAAAGTACGTCGACGGAGCAGAGATCGACGAGCGATGGGTCAAAGCGCCATGAACCGATATGATGCCGATGCCGTTTTCGAGACGGTACGGCGCATGATCGGCGCGAGGAAACCCGACGACATAAGCCTCTGGATCGACATCGACTCCGAGACGCGGCCCGATGCCGTGGATGATCGCGTCCAGCTTCGCCGGATGCACCATCAGCGGCACGTTGAAGAGCCGAGATGCGATGTGGGTATAGCTGCGTTTGGAGGGATTCGCGTTCATGACCGAAGTTTAATCGGCCACTAACTGAAGTTGTCAAGCGGGGATGTGACAGGTAGGAATTGGATAGTACAAAAAAGCGGATACTTCTCTTCTAACCGTCGTAATATTCGAGACGATCCGCCATCAGAGTGATCGACTCGCTCAGCGCTCTGAGAAACGGCACGACTTCTCCAGGTTTCGGCACCGACGGCATCTCTCTGGTCTTCGCTCGCGTCTCGCAGAGCGCATTTCTGCCCTTCTGTGTTATCCTGAACAGGCTCTTGTTGTCCTGCTTTCTCTCGTCGACGAACGCCATCGCGTAGTGGCGTTGCAGTATTTTGCGCGCAGTGCTGCGATCTATGGACAGACGCTCTGACACTTCGGCGACCGGATGCGTTTTGCCGTCGCTCAGAAAAGAGAGGACAGCTCTCGCGTTGTCTTTCAGCTCAAACGGTTTCAACGATCTAGCTCCACAGTTCGCACAGGCCGTGACCAGAACTCGAATAAAAAGCGGACTTACGAGCGATCTCTGGATTCGCGCACCCGTATCCGAAAACGTCAGTTATCCTGCCGTAGCCTTTTCCGACCGGATTTTCTGGATGCGCGTAGATCGTGATCCTGTGATCGCAGTTGCAGCAACATTTTTTGTGGTGCTTCAAACAGCAGAGATGTTCGCTCATCCGATTATCCGCATTTGGAAGCCCCGCAACTCACGCAGGTGTAGCATCCGTCCAACATGACGACCGAATATTCTCCGCACTTGTCGCAAAGAGTTCCAGATTTCTTGTCTTCTCCGACCTTCGACGACAACTTATCGTCGATCATCGCCTTTGCCGCCACCGCGAGGCTGTCGTCCTTTACGTACAGACCTAGACCAGTTAAGTGCGTCTCAAGCACGTCGCCGATCTCGGCCACCAGCGACGGCATGAATTTGCCTTTCTTGAAATAACCGCCGTTCGGATTTAAAACAGATTTAAGTTCATCTATCAGGAACGCGCACTCACCTCCTTTACGAAACACAGCAGAAATAACCCGCGTCAGAGCTAGAACCCACTGATAATGACTCATATCTTTAGAATTGATAAAAACCTCAAACGGACGCTTCTCTTCGTCTGGCGTTCCATCGTTCAACACGATGTCGTTTATAGTAATATATAGCGCGTGATCTGAAAGCGGAGTTTTTATTTTGAATGTAGAGCCGCACAGTATTTCAGGGCGTTTCATCGACTCGTGTAAGTGTTTCACGTTATTGGTATGATCGTCTGTTACTACTTTGCAATCTGTGATTTGTTTTGATATAACAGTTGTCATAAAGATTTCTCTGTTGGTGCGAATGGATGATATTTGAGTCGCGCTGATTTGTACGCATTTGCGGCGTCTTCTTCCCTATCAAATACTCCTAGATAAAATCGTTTACCATTCAACTTTATCTGTGATTGCCATTTACCAACACTGTTGCTCCACCATACACCGCGATATTTAGAGCTACCCCACACTGACTTGCTGTTTTGGTTGTTTTGCGCGCTTGTCACTTCTCTAAGGTTGCAAAATCTATTATCACATCGTTGGCCGTTTATGTGGTCGATTTCATACATCGGCCATTTACCTGTCATGTAAAACCACGCTAACCTGTGAGCGCTATAAGTTCGTCTATCAATTTCAATGCGCCTATACCCTCTTGTTTCTATCCAACCTCCAACATCACCTGGGTTTACTTTCTTATTATAGCTTGGAGTTACCTTCCATATAAAGTCACCAGTTTCATGGTCGTAATGAAGAAGTTCTTTCAATCTGGAGTGTGATAGCTGTTTTCTGTCTTGCATAAAAAAACCTTTTAATCCTGGCGAGTCTGTCAGACGATATGCACCGCCTCGGATTTCTCCGAACTCTCCAGGTCAAAAGGTTTTCTTTATCAGTCTGACAGGGCTGATAGTGTTCGTATACTACAAGAACGCGATCACGGAGTCAACATTTTATGAAGCCCAGTCTCGCGCTTCAGAAACTTCTCAAGAAACACCTGCCACGCGATCCAGATCGGGAACGCCGCGAAGAGCAGCAGAGCGAAGATGGAAGCCGCGATGCCGATGAGCGGCGAGAGCAGCAGCAAGGCGATGATCGTCAGGATGTCTCACCACATCACGTCAGACCCCACCAGAGCGCCGACACGATGACGCAGAACAGCCCGAAAAAAAAGGCGATTCCCATGATCAAATCGCCATCGCTAACCTTTCCGAGCGACTTCTGTAAAGGCGTTCTAGGAAAGATATCGAACCTCACAGCCAGATAGCCGACAACCATCATAACGAGGCCGAGAACAAAAAGAAATTTCATCGTTTAACTCCTCTGTCTATCGTCCGTCGATGCAAAGCAACTTCAACATTTCATCGGCGATGGCGACCGCGTCTTCGCACGACGATCCAGACTGAATCGCGGATGCCGCGAAGATTCTTCTCCAGTGTTCTCGCTCGCTGCATTTTTGTATAGCCTCGAAGCGAGACATCATCTCGCTCACGACCTCTCTGTTTTTTTCTGCGAGAGCTGCCGCTGACATCTCGGCCCATTCTAGCGGAGTCGGAACTGAGTCATCCATATATCACCTCGCGTTGAATCGTATAATAAGCTTATTATACACCAATACGAGGCGATATTCAATCCTCTGCGATGATGCGCCAGACCATTCGCTCCGATATGCCGTGCTGTCGCGCCAGCTTCACCACCGTCTTCTCTTTGCCATCGTAGGCGGCCTTGATCTCCGCGTTGCGCCACTTGCGGTCGCTCTTCGGAATTCTGATCATCTCGGCCCCGAACTCTTTGACCAGGCTGCGCTCGTACCTGTCGGCGACTGTGTCGTCGATGCCGAGCGTGCGCTGCGTGAAGTCGATTAGGTCTTCGATACTCGCCATTGCGTTTCCTCTTGAGTATCGTGCAACTACTTGATGATGTCGGTTCTGAAGAATTTGTTCATGACCTTCAGTATTCGCTTGTCCGCTCGCTCGCTGACTCCGAGAAACGGGCGGGCCGGAATGTCGCCCCACGGATGACCGCTTTCGCCTCGCTTCACGAAGAAATGGAAGTACGGCGCGTAATAGAGATCGCTTCCGATCAGCACAGAATCCCCGACCACTCTGAACTTGAGCGATTCGACGAGATCGCCGGTCCACGTTCCGACGAACTCGGCGCCTCTCGTGTTGCCGGACCACCTCTTGAGATTGATCGTCGAAGGCTTGAGCTTCGCCCACTTCTTGCGCTGCGGGGAGCGCTGCTTGTCGAACACCTCTGTCTTGACGAAATCGACGTAGTCGGCTCCTATCAGCCCCATCAATTGCTTTTTCATCTGCGGATTGATGGTTTCGGCCAGCTCGCGCAACGCTCTCTGAATCCGCTCGTTTCCAGATACGTCGGCCTCTAGTCTCATAATTTAAATCACAGATTTCGTGGTATTCAAGAGCACCACATGTAGTCGCATTTAAACCGTCGCCGGCTGCTTGATAAAGGCTCCCACAAGGGGCGCAAATCGTTTAAGACGGCTGCGTACTATCAAGATTCTTGCAGCAAAGCTTGACATTCATCGCCGCATAACAGCGACCCTCGTAGCGTTTCAATGGTTTCGACTGGCAATGGCTCTATGCCTTTCATCGCCGCCCGTCCGGCAATCGCCGCCTGCCATTGCGCGGTATTCCGGCCCATGACTACGGCACGCATTTGCTCGGTGAAGGGGACGGAAGCGACGATGTAATCGCCGATTGTTTGGTCAAGGCTGAATGTGTTATCGCCACCGGCATCGGGATCGATGATCGCGCCGAGCGCGTTCGCTTCGTCGATAAGGGAAACGGGGAGCGCGAGGGGTAAGCGTTCAGTCCACATTAGAGAATTGGCTTCATCGTGACGTTATCAAGCGTACCAGTATTCCCAGCCACAATTCCAGCGGAATACATTATTCGTAATATACTAATAGGCGAAATAAGAACAATTGATTTATTTCCGATTGTTTGTATGTCTGAATAATAAGTGGTAGCTTCATCGGTTGTTTTAATCGAAAAATATGTACCAGTTGTTGAAGACGTAATGGAATACTTTAAGATATAAGGATTAGCGCCTACGGAAATGTCTTGTTTAATAATAGCGCGGGAAGCGCCGCCATCTGGTACTGAAACTTGCGCCGTTCCAGAATTCCATGTGATCGTCCCTGTTGAAACAATAAAGGCAAGCCATCCAGAAATATCCGTATCAAACCCCCCATTCGTCACCAGCTCACTCCCCAACCCCGGCACATTCCGCCCCATCACTCTCGTCACCAGCGCCTTTTCCGCCGCCGTCAACGCGCGGTTGATGATCAGCACGTCTCCGTTATAGCTGAAAGGCGGCGTGAGGTTGTAGGTCGTGTCAACCGTTTGATTTTCTGCAATCGTCACGCCTTCTGCGCCCACCGTCGCGATGGTGCAGGCGCTGCCGAGACTCCCTGAAAACGTCGCAGTGAGTGCTCCTGTGGAGGTATTCGAGTCGAGCCAGAATTTGTTGGAGACGGGAGTTTGGCGGAGATATGGCTTGTTGCCGGTGGTGGCTTGGATGGCGTGGTTGCCTAGTAATAACTGCGCGGTAACATTATCAAATTTACCATTACCGCCCGTGTTGATCGTATAAAAATACGTCCCACTATTACCGCCGCCAAAAACAAGCTGTGAAATTTCTCGGCTAGAGCTTATTACTATACCACCTGTTCCGACAGCAGCACCGAACGCAAGCATAGCACCAGATACAACTACAGCATTCGCCGTAACTTTATAAAAAGCGCCAGTCGTTAATGACGACTGGGTAAACGCTCCACGGTTTGATCCATTAGTCCCTATAATCGCAGCTACTCCATCGGCTATAGAAAAAGTCCCCGTGCCTGTGCTGGCTGAACTCCATGCTGAATTATCGCTAAAAGAGCTATTAAGGAAAATGTTTGGCCCCAGCTTCAAGTCCTTACTCACATCAAACCGCAGCCCAACCACCCCGTTCACGCTCGCCGGTATCGTCCCAGCAGAATCCTCGAACATATACGCCGGATCAGCGGGCCAATACCCGCCCTGCTCGCCATTCGCGAACAGCCGCTTAATCGCCATCAAATCGGCGAGTCGCTGTCCTTTGTCGCTCGCTTTCGCGATAGACAGCGTATTCAGTCTGGCCGGGGAATATCCGGCAGGAGCGAGCGAGGATGGCAGTAGGCGCATGGGATTAATCCGCGAAGCTCCGTCCCCAGCCGGAAATGGTCACTGTCTTGGCCGCAGTGACGGTGACGAGAGACTTGGCTTGCAGCTTCGTGCCAGCCGCGATCTCGACGACCGGGATGCCATCGGCGGCCACCGTCCCGACCGTAACAAGACAGTTCACTCGTGTCGCCGCTCCGTCTGTGCCGGACAAGGTGACGGCCCGTACCGTCCCGATCAGAAATGTCGTCGAACCGACATAGCGACCGAACTGAATGTTCACGGTGCTGGTGTCGTCGCTGCACAGATTCAGCGCCTCGACGCGCACATTCGCCGTTCCAGCGCTGTTGTCGTACACATCTACCCATGCTGTCGTATCCGCAGGTAGGATGGTTTTGGCGATAGAGACGACGCTCTTGGCATAGGTGGGAGTAGCGGCCATTTACAAAGCTCCGAATTGAACGGCAGAAAGGAGTTGAGATTGAGTCAGGATGGATGTCGCGTTGAGAGTTCCGATACTGACCGTTCCATCATTTAACACGGTCATAGCGGTCGTCGCGCCGTTATTCCCTACCTTCATTTCTATTGCGGTGGCGTCACTTGTTCCATTCCCGCTGGTTCCTTGCAAAACGATCTTGTCGGTAACACCAGACCCGCCGATGATTGTTTTCCCGCCGCTACCATCAAATACGCCACGAAACAGGCTCATTGCGCGATCTCCACCGTCGCGTTTGCGACAGCCGCAGTGAATCGCAGCGCGAACACCGGGCCATCCAGAACATCTATGGTTTTGCTGGATACGGTACCACTAGGCCACGCTGTCCACGCCCCACCATCAGCGACCTGATATTCTACCAGCAGCGTCCCTCCAATTCCAGGAACGGCGGCGATGGTTGACGGATAGGGTATCGAGTGTTGTGCAGCTCCAAGCGTTTGCGGAGCGCCGACGACAATCGTAAGAAGTTGGCACTCGTTTCGTTTTCCAAGACTAGACACTTCGTTTCTCCAGTTTCATGTTCGTGTGATGTTGACGGAGCGATCCGGCTCACGCTGGAGCGTTTAGCGAACGCAAGTCAGTGATTGTGAACTCGAACTCCTCGTTGAACGGAAGGTCGTCTCCGTATGTCGAGGAGTCGTAGATCGCCTTCACCAGAACCCTTCGGACGCGCTCTCTCGGAAACGGCAACTTCAGGTCGTCGCCTTTCAGTAAGATATCGACAGTACTCGCGAGCGGAGAGATCGTTACATCCGATTTGCCGTTAACAACCTCGTTGTCGCGATCAGAGAGCGTCCACGTCGCCGACTGAGGTATAACGGCGTTGCCGTCCGAGTCGGTGAACGTCACGCGAAGGATCGCCGTCGATTCCTCGTTGACTTTCTCGGTCAGTCGGATCGTCATGGCGTACCTCAGTTGATGCGGATCACGAACGATCCCTGCGGGTACAGGACAGGGTCGCCGGTTCCTACGGTCTGGTCGGTGATGCCGTTGTCGTAGATCAGAATGTTGCCGGCACCTGTGGTGGCGCTGTCTGAGACGAAGGAAGACACCACGGTGCCCCAGCCCGCAGACGCGAGCGCGAACTGCCAGATGTTCGCGTTCGATCCCTGGTTGCCGGAGACGCTGGCCCAGGCCGGAGAGGCTCCGCCAGGAGCGTTCAGTGTCAGGCGGGCGTAGCTGCCGCCGGACGGCTCGGTGACGGTCGCTCCGGTGCTGGAGTCGCTCAGTGTGGCGGTTGACAGCCCGAGCGCGTTTGCCGAGATCGTGAATGTCTGGTTGCGGAACATCCAGTTCAGCAGACCTTCTGCGGCGTAGGTTGACAGACCGAAACCGGACAGCGCGGTGAACTGCGCGTAGATCTCGCCGCTGGCGATGGTCGGAGTGTTGCCCGACGCAAGCACCTTGCTCTCCAGCAGCGGCCCGTATCCGAGCACGTTGCCGGCACCCCACGTCGCCGAATCGACGATGGCGTAGTGCGTGGCCGTGCCGAGCGATCCGGTGATCTGAGGGAAAGTGACGGTGCCAGACTGAGTGACGCGACGGCTCGCTGGAGCGCCGAATGTGATCGCTGCCCTCGCGTAGCTGTACGAGTTCGGCATCTCGTTGCAGTTCGCTCCGGTGGCAGCGTCGCCCGGATTTGACGTGCAGTACGTGACATAGAGCTGCGAGACTGGGGTGTAGGCGCCGGACGATTGGCGCACTAGCTTGATCATGCAGGCGTTTTCGGCGAAATCGGACAGTGTGCTCATGCGTGGCTCGACAGTGTGGCTGACATGGAAGGTTTCATCATGGTCGCCGACATCGACAGCAACCCGATGGCAGAATCGCTCTGAGAAGAAGACCCGCAGACGGACAGTATTTCAATATCGGACGACAGGTTTCTTGTGATCGCCGTCGCCGGAACCGACATCTCGGAGAGCGTGTCAATCGCTCCGACAAGCGATCTCGAAACAAAAACAGACGGCGACGACATCAGCGAGATCACGTCCAGATAGGACGCTAGAACGCGGTCGTAGACGGATAGCACATCGATTGTCGGCAGCAGAGTCTCGATTTGCAGGTCGCACGACAGGTCGCGCTTCACCGATACGGCCGGAACCGAGAACGCGCACAACACGTCGCGATCCGAATAGAGGTTGGAGACGTTCGCGACCGATATGGTCGGCAGCAGTGAAACGATAGTCATCTCGCTCGACAGCGAGATGAAAGGCGTGAGCGACACGCTAGGAGAAGAGAATAAGCTCTCAATCGACAAGTCGCACGACAAAGAACGGCTCACAGCAATCGCTGGAGACGACGTTAATGATTCGATGTCGAGAACCGACGCCAGATAGGCTCCTATGGAGATGATCGGAGTCGATGTCGCAGATTCTATCGCCAGGTTCGACGCCAGCGCGCGATTGATGCTCGCGCTCGGAACGCTGGTTGACGTGGTGGTGTCCAGCGAAGATGACAGCGATCTGCAGACCGACACGCTGACGCTCGGCATCTGCGATAGCGCGTCCAGCGACGATGACAGCGCGCGCTCAACCGATGCTGAGACGGATGGCAACGCGCTCTCTACGTCGATAGTGGAAGCGAGCAGCACCGTCTTCGGAGTTTCGAAGTTTATTCCGCCAAACTCTGACAGCACGTCGATGTCGGTCGCCAGATCCCGCTTCACTGACAGCGATCCGACGAACGAAGATAGAACGTCGATGTCGGTCGATAGTGCCCGCGTCACTTTCGCGTCGGCCGTAGAGGTCAGCGTCTCCACCGTCAGATCGGTGCTGAGATAGGATGTCAGAAAGTCGATGGACGGCAGCGCTGAGAGCACGTCCAAGTCTGACTCCAGACGCGCCATCGCGCCCCCGCTCGACGAGAGCGGATAGCCGGACAGCGGAGCGCCGAACATCAGTTGAACCCTCCGGCCTTCTGTTTGGCGGACACGGAGAACGTCGTGCAGCTCTCGGCAGACTCATTGAGCAGCGCGTCGCGGCACTGGTAGCAGATGCGCTTGACCAGACCGGCCCACACCGCGAGCGTCGCGGAGTGCGATGTAGCACCGGTCGTGGAGAACGCTGTCTTGGACGACCACGCGCTTCCGGCCGATCCATGCCGACAGGTAGCCGCCTCGTTCGTCGTCACGCCGAGAGCGACGTTGGCGGCGGTTTTCGGATAATTGCCTGAAGGGTTCAGCCCAGACAGAACAGGAGGAACCGTGTCAGCGAACAGCGAAATCTCGGCTGTTTGATCGCTGTTGCAGATCGAGTTGACAGAAGACTCTGCCGCCACTCTCGCGTAGTAAGTGACGTTGGCATTGGTCGGCCCGACAGATATCTGGCTGGAAGCTGACGACGCCGTGTTGTACGGGCCTCCTGAAACGGTCCCAAAGTACGTGCGGTAGTTCGCCAGATCGCCGATCAGAGCGGAGCCGTCCGCGTGCGTCGTCACGTCCGACCAGTCGAACGACATTGTGGCGTTGCTCGGAGGATTCGCGACCAGCCCGACGAACGAGAGACCTGAAGGTGTCGCCAGCTTCTTGCACGGGAACGTCGCGGCAACAGTGCAGTCAGCAGTTATCGCAGACGTCGTGTAGGTTGTCCCGACGAGATTTCCGCCGCAGGTGCCGCCGACCGATGTGGTGTATCCGGCGTTCGGGGTGACGGTGAACTGCGTTGTCGCGCCGGAGCTGACGGTCTGCGGAGTATTTGGTGAGATGCTGCCATTGGCCCCGGCGGACGGAGTTACGGTGTACGAAGACCCCTCGCCGCCGACCGTGATCGGGTATCCGGTGGCGTTTACCGCTCCAGCAGAATCGATGACATAAAGGTAGGCTGCCCCGTTAGAGAAATTACCCAGTCGAACGGTTGCTTGAACCGAGGTATCGCTCCACGAGGTCGCCGTCGCCACAGCGAGATTCGTCGAGGCGCTGTAGGTGGAGGCGTTGCCGATTTCGACGCGAGCCAGCGCGCCGGGGCCGGTAGCGACATAGATATCATCGTAATAGGTCTGGCTGTTGGTGTCTCCCCGACCGTATCCGGGGAACCGGAACGTATCCCAAACCTCTCCTGCATGCTCCGTAGGCTTGCCGGACAGATTGACGATCTGTTGCCGCGTTCTGGTGGGGCTGGTCTGCCAAAACTGGAGGATTCCAGAGCTGTCGGTGGCCTCCTTCATGTATTGCTCCCATCGCCACCACTGCCCTCTGTTGAAGCCGATTGCGTCCCCCCAAGTGCCTGACAGCCTCGCGGGGGTGGTCAAGTCATTTATCGGCCCAGCGTACCATGCAGAGGAAGTGGGGAGGGAATTGGTTAGGAACTCGTGGCCGTAATCGCTCCCTTGAAACCCGTGTATGCTACTGTCGTATTTAAAGAGCCACCACGTTTTCCAGTTCGCCCCCCACGGGGTGTTCGTGCCGGGGACATCTCGGCCGACGGGAAGATACGCCCACCAGGAGACATAGATGCCGCCGTTCGCGGAAATCGGCCTCCGTCCCACCCAGCGCCCTCCTTCGGCAGCACCGTTATCGGACCAGTCGGATCGCATTGAGAGCGTTCCGCGCGAGTAGGAGTTAGAATATCTTGGCAGTAGACCCGAGCCCGAGATTTCATCCCACTGCCCCACTTGCGTGGACCCGGCTCCAGTGGTTATGGCGCTGCCATTCGTCCCTTTCTCGAAGTCGTCGAACACCAGAATGGTGGGTCCGGTGGTTCCAAACCCGGTTCCCGAAACCGTGATAGCCGATCCGTTAGAGACCATCCCCGAAACGCCTGAAACAGACGGAGCGCTCTCCGAGACATCGGCGAACAGGACCAAAAACAGAAAACCGAGCGCACGTAGAAATTGGGTCATGGGATGCTCACGCTATCCATAATCGCTGTACACATGAAGCTGGTATAGTGCCCGTTGATCCATATCCCGGCATACGCGGTGGACGACATTCCGATGGTCTGCGTCGCGCCGACCTGCGTCCAGGAGGCACCATCGGAGGACTGATAGACCGAGAAGTTGTTGCCGGAGCGTACCATTTTGACCCAGTAGGGCGGCGCGACGGCAGGCCCCCCAACTTGCACAATAGACCCGCCGTTCGAGGCACGATAAAGATAATCCAATCCACTTGCTTTTGTCAGCCTTGCGATCATTGTGATCGAGTCTGTCGCCAAGGACTCGCGGATCATCACGCCCGCTCCGGTCAAGTTGTCCGAATAGTCACCGCCGATGCTGATAACCCGCGCCACCAGAGTTCCGTCGCCGTTCAGGGTTTTGTAGGCGAAATGGACGCTATCTGCGGCTGCGTACAGATCGTACCCTGCCGCCTGTATCGTGTGGTTCGGCGACGAAAAATTGTATGTCCCCGCGATGTGGTACGCGCCGACATCCGCGTGAAACGGGAGCGCGCTGTCCGCAGCAACCCATCCCGCCGCGCCGATCAGACCACCGTGCAGCAACATTACGCCATCTCTCCGGTCAGCAGGTACACATCGGCCGTCGCCTCGGCCATCAGCGTCGCCCTTCCGTTGGCCGGCAGCGTGAGCGGCTTGCTGCCGGAGCGGTTGATGGTCGCGGTCGCCACGAACGTCACCACACCGCCGGTCTTGTTGACGATCTCGCAGGATGCGTAGGCGTCGAAATCGGTGGAGGCGTTGACGGTCAAGCTGAGATCGCCAGTCGTGCAGTACAGCATCTTGCCCTGGTGCGCGGCTTTGGTCAGCGTCGTGTTGCCGGTGATCGTGACGACGGACGGGACGGCAGACTCGATGATGGCCCGCGCCTGCGCGGCCGTCAGATCTTCCGGCACGCCGGTGCTGGCGGTGACGCGCCCCTTGAAAGTGCTGGCCGCCATATTGGCGAGCTTCGCATTGGTTACATTTGCATCCACTATGCCAGCGGTCGGTAGTCCGGTGCAGTTCGTGAGCGTGCCGCTGGTCGGGGTGCCGAGAGCGCCGCCGTTCACCACCGGAGATCCCGCTGTACCGACGTTAATTCCGAGCGCGGTCGCGACGTTCGCTCCAAATCCTGATATTCCGGTGGAAACCGGCAGTCCAGTGCAACTGGTCAGCGTGCCGCTGGTCGGGGTGCCGAGAGCAGGAGTGGTCAGCGACGGAGAAGTGAGCGTCTTGTTCGTGAGCGTCTGAGTCGCCGAGACTGTCACAACGTTGACGCCTTCGATGCTGACGACACCTGCGCTGACGCGAGCGATGGTCGTGTCCGATGCGTGGCCCAGCTCGATTGATCCGACGCCGATAGCAGTCGCCGTCGATGCGGAGATCCCGGACACTGGAAGCCCGGTGCAGTTCGTTAGAGTTCCAGAAGCCGGAGTTCCGAGAACCGGAGCGGTTAGCGTCTTGTTCGTGAGCGTCTGCGTGGCGGTGGTCGTGACCGTGTTGGCGTCATACGCCTGCACGTTTGTCCCGATCACCAGGCCGAGGAGCGTTCGGATAGCTGCGTAGTCGGCGGCTTGCAGGATGGAGAACACGTTTGCTGTCGCCGTGATTTCCTGCCAGTTGCCGGTGCCAGATGAGGAGCGACCAAGAATCTTGTACTGCGTGGTCTGGACGAGCTTGGCGAGCGTGACAGAGTTGTCGTCTATCGTCGCCGACGATTGCGCTCCGATCAGGACGCCGCCAGAAGTCGATCCGTCGCCGCGATAGAATTTCTTGGTGTCGGAGGTCCAGACATATTCACCGTCGGCCGGCGTTCCGCCAGCGCGCGTCGCGTCGGTGACGGTCGTGAACTTGATGTTTGCCATCGGTTATCCCAGTGTGGAAGCTTCGACGAAATAGCAGGACATGGCGCCGCCGAGCGCGGTTGCTTCGGCGATCACGAGACCGCTTTCCGCTCCGCCTCCACCGCCGCCAGCCGGCTGCGCCCAAGTGCCGTCCGCCCTCAGGTAATTGGTGGTCCCGCCGCCGAGCTTCGGCAGCAGGCCGTGACGCGACACTGTGGCGTTCAGGTCGGTGTTGTCGTCCGGCGTCGCCAGATCGTCCAGCTTGATCGCGTCTCCGCCTCCGCTCAGATGCGACGATGCGTGTGACGCTGCGGCGAAATCTCCGGTCGCGGATGTCGCAGCCGTGCCGAGGCCGAGCGTTGTCCTCGCTGCCGTCGCGTTCTCGTCATCGACGAGCGACGCACCGAACGACGAGATGCCGTGCGTCGTGGTCAGCGCAGCGTGCGTGGAGATCGCGCCAGACGCCTCGAACGCTGTCGTGTTCTGCGCCGCTGCGGTGCCGAGCGTCGGCAGGCCGGACAGCGACGAGTAGGCGATCTGCGCTCCGTTTCCGCCGGTGTGCGCGTGCGCCGTCGATGTCAGGTCGGCGTCCGTCACGATGGCGTTCAGCTTGGCGAGCGTGTCGATATCGGTGGTCGCCAGATACGAGATCAGCTCGACGTTCATCCTGGCGCGAGCGGTAGCCATTCCGTCCGTGCTGGTCAGCCACACAACGGTCGGCGTGCTGTCCTGGTAGACAGCGTAATCGGTGTCGAACGTAACGGTTCCTGGTCCGCCTGTCCACGCCGTGATCGGCACGTCGTAGACAGTGCCTGATGGCGTCGCCTGATTGAACTCGATGTAGACCTTGCAGTAGCCGCTCGGCGGGTTGACGAAACTGATCCCGCCTGCGGAGACGTTCTGGTTCAGCGTTACCTTGTGCGCGCTCTCGGCGTTCTTGTCGAGATCGATCACCAGCGTCCCAGACGAGATCGCTGGCGTCGCCAGAACCGGGTTCGCGGTGTCTGCGTCTTCCGCCGTCCACACGCAGGTCACGGTGCTGGTGCCGGTCAGCGACGGGTTGGTGGTGCCAGCCACGCCGCCGATCTTGGAGCGGATGATCCGGTCGCGCGTCAGAGTTGATGGCGACCCGGAGGTGAAGGTTCCTTCGATGATGGCGAAGTCAGTTCCGTTGGACAGCTCAACAAGATACTTACAGGTTCGTCCAGACACCAGACCGCTCTCAGCGAACGAGAACCAGCCGGCAGGCGTCGATCCGTTGAGCGAGATCGTGCCGGTGCCTGTCGTTGTGGTGGTCTGTCGCGCCCGATCTCCGAATTTCAGCATATCAGATCGCTCGTTGGTTGCTCGATCAGTTTATATATAAAAACCATTGTTTACAATGCTGCTATAGTTTCGCGCTATAGCAACAACAACGACAGAACATCGTCATCTCGTCTATCACATGTCGGAATCGGTCACGCTTCGGTCGGACACCGAGTCGTCCTGTCCGATGCGTCCGTCGTCGATACGTCCTGTCGACTCGTCCTCCGAATCGACGATGTCCGCTTCCTTGGCATC